AGCATGAAGCCCTTCCTTCAGGGAGGGGAGTATGTCATTACGGTGGCTAATTACGACGCTATTAGGCTAGGCCAAATATTGGTCTATCACGCCCCCTACAACAAGAGCCCCATAGTTCACAGGGCTGTCCAGAAGGATGAGTTGGGGTGGATAATGTCTGGGGACTCAGCCAAGCACACGGAGTCTTGGTATAGGGTGACGAAGGACAATTACTTAGGTACGGTGGTAGCCGTGTACAAATCTCCTTGATTTGACGCAAAAAGCACCACTTATTTACGTCGATGACTACTGAACAAGCCCTCAACAACCTGTATGCCGCGAGCCGCCGTGCTCCTCTAACTGCTGAAGAGCACGAAATCCTCAGAAAGTCCGCAGAACTCCTATTAGAAGCGATTAAGCCCAAAGAGGAGGGGAAGGTAGCGGAATTCCCCAAAACGCCTTAAAACGCAACAGACGGCGTTTTAGAGGCCATTGTGAGCCATACATGGACCTATCCACTCTACTTGCAGGACCGATAGGGTCCATTTTAGGACTAGGGGGAGCCATCTTCCAGAAGTGGCTCTCCATGAAGGAGGCTAGGGAGAAGCATCAGATGAGGCTGGAGGAGCTAAAGCTGGCCTCCCAAATTGACCTCCAGAAGGCAGATATAGCCTTGAGGCAGTCCATTGAGGAGGGGAATGCTTCCACATTTGGCAAAGCCATAGACGCTCAGGCTGGGCTAAAGGCCAATTCTGGTTGGGCTTCGGATGTTCTGGCCCTGTTCAGACCCGGCCTCACTTTGGCCCTTTGGGTAAGCTCAATGATTCTCGCGGTGTGGTATCGTGATAGCAATCCAGAGCTTATGAGTTTCATCATCACCTCCACCTTTGGGATGTTCTCCATCTCAGTTGGATATTGGTTTGGGGTTCGGACTGAGCAGAAGATGGCAATTAGGAGCGTCAAATGAACCTCCCCCGCCAAATCGGTAGTGATGTCCTAGCGATGGTGAGTGCCACCAGTAGCATTGCCGCTTGGCAAGAGCAGATTGATTGGGGTCTCCGCATCCTAGCCTCCCTTCTAGCCATTGCGGCTGGTGTCTACTCCATTGTGGTACGCTATCGGAGACATAAGCGATGAACCCGCGAGACCTTCCGTGTAACAAACCCCGCCGAGATGTGCAGGGCGGTAAGAAGTTTGTGGTGAGGGCCTGTCAGAACGGACAGTCCAAGGTGGTTAGGTTTGGCGATGCCAACATGACCATCAAGAAGTCCAATCCTGAGCGTAAGAAGTCCTATTGCGCCCGTTCAGGCGGAATCAAAGGCAAAACTAACAAACTGTCTGCCAACTATTGGAGCAGACGGGCATGGGAGTGTTAATTCTATGAGCAAAACCGGCGAAAAGTACAAGTCCAAGAAGCAGATGATGCGCCATGAGCGTTCCGAAGGCAAGAAGGAGCGCATGATGGAGTATGGTGAGAAGATGAAGAACAATGGCTGCTGCCAGCGAAAGGGCTGTAAGTAATGCCTCTCACCAAAAAAGGTAAGAAGATTATGGCCGCCATGAAGGCGGAATACGGCCCCAAGAAGGGCAAGGAAGTCTTCTACGCTAGCCAGAACAAGGGAACGATCAAAGGAACGCATTTTGTCCGTAAGGGAGTGAAGTAGTTCTGATAGAATGGGCGTATGCCTCGCTACGCCTCATTCGGTCGGCTGGATAGTCAGTTGGTAGATGACGGGGACACGGCTTTTGTCCGTGTCAATCAACGTCTGCGTCCCGACCAGCTTAAGTCTGGGGAGGTAGCTGTAAGCCAGAATGGGCGGATGGACATAGACGGGTCTTGGCAGACCCGCAAGGGGTACAGGAATGTCTTTGGCAACATTGCTAATGCAGGTTCTGCTCTGGTCATTCCTTTTGCCCTGAATGATAGTTCTCCTCCGTCCATCAACGATGCTGCGGTGGCGGCAATCTACGGAACGTGTCTCTACTCTGATCCGTCTACGGCCAACACAGAATACGTCGTACTTGCCACCACAAGTAAGGCTGTTCTGGTAAAGACAAGCGACACCAGCGTTTCCTACAACATCAACTATCCTGCTGCGCAAACGATTGATTCAACCTGTGAGGTGATTCAGGCGTTCAACTATCTGTTCATCTTCAGGAATGGACAGGTGGCTCTACAATGGGATGGGTCCAATCTGACTACGAGTCCCGTATTTACGCTTGTTGCGAACGGCTCCTACACGCAGCCGTTGGTTTATGACGACAGTTCAAACTGCGGTATTTTGGAAGGTATTGTTACCATCACCACTCTGTCCGCGCACGATGTGTCCGTTGGTGATTTGGTTACTGTTAGCGACAAGGGATCGACCGACTTAAATCCTCTTACAGAGTACAGGGTTTACGAAGTAACCACATCATCTCCATACACCTTCAAGTTTAAGGCCGACGCTGGAAACATTTCTGGAGCAACGATTGCAGTTGGTAAACGACAGTCTGTCGGACTTGGCTTCACCCATATGCCCACTCCTCCGTGGGCCATATACCACCAGCGCAGGCTGTGGATGCCGTTCAACTACACGATGACGGGGACTTCTGGAAGCCCGACAATCACATCCCGAAATGTCAGGGATGAGCTAATCGCATCTGATATTCTGGATCAAGACACCTACGATCAGATTCAGAACCAGTTCAAGATTGCTTCAGGAAGTGCCGACTTCATTGTTGGTATTCAACCATTCGCTGAGGATGCGTTGGTTGTGTTTGCCCGTAACTCCATCCACCTCATCCGTGGAGTTGGCGCGGACCTAGGCAATTCATCTGTTCAGGAAATCACACGCGAGGTGGGAGCAGTAGCCCGCAAGTCCATCGTACAGGTAGGCAGTCAAATTTTCTTTCTTTCGGATAACGGGGTTTATGGCGTAAACTTTGACGAGCTTTACAACCTGCGCGGAGCCACCACTCCTCTGTCCGAGCCAATCAATCCTTTGATGGCTCGTATTAACAAATCTTATGTAGCTAATGCTGTTGGGGTCTATCACGATAATCGCTACTATCTTGCAGTTCCTTTGGATAGCTCTACGGTGAACAATGCCATCTTGGTTTACAACTTCCTGAATCAAGGATGGGAGTCTATCGACCTAATCGACAACTCTAACTGGAACATCATTGGGTTTGTTCGTTCAGGGGCCGGAACCGTCAATCGCCTGCACACCGTAAGCAAGGAGGGCGGAATCCACATGATTGACGAGACGGGAACTAGGGATGAGGACTATTACGACAAGGTGTGCTTGTCGCTTTCATCCCCAGCTACGATTACAACTCTCAACATCAACTCTATCCTAACGACCCGTCAGTACACCTATTCCACGATGGATAGGAAGCGGTTTAACTCATACGAGTTGCACATTGAGAGCGCAACTAACGTGGAGTCTAACGCCAGTTTGTCTATGGAAGTTGAGAATCCAGACTCAACTGTAGACGTAGGAAACATATTTGATCTGTACGGTAATTACGTTCCTTCGGCTGAAGACCTGTCACTTCGTGGACGACTTGGCAACAAGCGTGGATACGGAGCGCAGATAACTGTCACTCCAAGCAAAGGGCGTCCAAAAGTAAGGGCGGTAAAGGTTACTGGAGCACTTCAAAACGGTGGTACTGTCTCTGCTGAATAATGCCTGACATCACAAGAGGGTATACGTTTACAGATGCCAATCCCGATTGGGCGTCAAACAAGGCTACTGCTTTGCGTCTCAACAAGATGGTTGATGACGCCAAGGTGAATATTGTCGCTGGATCAAACATCACGGTGTTCAGGAATGACGCCGGGATAAACATTTCAGCTACCAGCGGAAGCGCAGGGAGTCCCGGTTATTACGGAGTGTTTTATGACTCCACGGATCAGGTGGCTGCGGCGGCCAACACGGCGTATGCGGTAAATCTGAACAACACGGTTGAGTCGATTGGTGTAAGTATCAGCAATAACAGCCGAATCAACATCGCAAATGGAGGCACTTACGACCTCCAGTTCAGCATCCAGTTGGCTAATGCCGACAGTCAGGTTCACGATGTGAACATCTGGCTAAGAAAGAACGGTACGGATGTTGTAGCCAGCAACAGCATTGTCAGCATCGACAGCAAGCATGGTTCGGTAAACGGCCACTTGCTTCCGGCTTGGAACTTTGTCGTCACGGCTGCTGCCAATGACTACTACGAGTTGATGTGGTCAACCAGCAACACGAACGTCACGATTGAGACGATTCCCGCTGGAACGACTCCTGTTACTCCGCTAACCCCTTCTGTCATTGTCACCGTCACTCAGGTGGTGAATATTGCGGCACCCGGATCAATTACTGGTAGCCAAATCGCAAACGCTACGATTACTGGCGCTAACATCGCCAATGCCACCATCACGGGCAGTAAGATTGACAATGCCACAATCACCGCAGCTAACATAGCAAACGCGACAATTACTGGCACCAAAATCGACAATGCTACGATTTCTGGGTCTAATATTGCTACCGGAACGATA